GGCGTCCAAGGCAAGGACGGCGTCGGCCGCAGACTGTTCGATCAGGATGTAACGCAGACATTCGAGCATTAAGCGGACATGATTGATCGACCGGTTTTTCCCCGACCCGAAGATCCGGGATAGGCCGAGAACCCGCATTTTTGCTTTTCTCAAGCGATTAAAACCGGCGGTCAATTGGATCTTGTCTTCCTTCTCAAAGGCGAACCAAGGCAGATAACCGTTGACTTGATAATAGGTCGACGGGGTCGAATAACGGGCGCAATAGAACGCGGCCAGATCCGCGGCCATGGCCGGCCCCCGGACCAGATCGAACAACCATCGGTCGGCGACATTGCGGACGCCGAACCGGGCGACGCTTGTCGCGTCGGTCGCCCGGGTCGAATCGGCGAACCCGGCCGGCCCGTCGTCGTCGATCGTCCAGTCCCGGGCGAAAAACAAGTCCACTTGATTGGCGATTTCTCCCGCGGATTGCCGTTCGACGGCGATCGAATTCAATTGATAATTTTCGGCAAGGATCGGGGTCCCTTCCGGCCAGTCGGCCAGGGCTTCGACGAACGCCAGTTTCGACAGGCCCGCGGACCAGTAAGGCCGCACCCGGGATTGTAAAGCAATTTTTTTCAAGGATTCCTTGACCGTTGCGTCCCCGCGGATCATGCCGTCGATCGTGTATCCCTTGGCGGCCAGTCGGGACCCGGCCGCGGCATAGGTCGCGGCGTCAAACCCGTCGGCGGTCATGCCGGCGGGATCCATCAACAGGCGGCGGACGACATGGTCGGGGCGGGTGATCAGGGCCGACGGGGTTCCGGTGTATGTGCCGGCCCCGTCGTCGATCAGGCCGACGACTTCGGCGGTCACGTCGTCCGAGAAAAACCGTTCGCGTTTGCGATACTCGACATCAAAGAAGCAATGCAGAATGTAAACGGTCTGGTTATCCGCGGACCCCTGATAGGTGACTTTGATGTCCCGATCGTTGAACCAGGACCATGAAAAATTGACGTGACTGGTAATATCGAACAGATTGACGTGGCTTTTCGTCGATGATTCGGTCGAATTGACTTCAACGGAAACATTTTCCGTTGCCAGATCGTTGACGTCGTTGCTTTTTTTGTCCGATGTGACGGCCTGATTTCGGCCGGATGTCGCGATCCGTGAGGTGACGCCGGTTATTGCCGGTTGAATTTCCGAATCGATGTTGATCGTCAACGAGAAGTTACTCAACGCGCCACTTGCGCCATAAGTGCCGGCGCCATATGCCACGAAACCGACCCACCAACCGTCTGAAGAGGCATCACGGCTGCCGAATGAAAATGTATTCGGCCCATTTGCAACAACAACCGACCCATAGCTGATGTTCATTTTTACCGTGATACTGCTCGTGGCGGCAGTGAATCGTAATGTTGAAGAGTCCCATTTTTTGGGTGCGTCCGGGAAGTAAATTGAAACCGAATCCCCGCGGGCGCCGATCGTATAGGGTGCCGTCAGGGTTACGTATTGATCATCAACCCGGGGGACATAGGCTTGACTGCTGCCGGCCGACGTCGTTATGTGGTTATGTTCAGCTTCGGCGCTACTCAATGTTGGATCAACAAAAGAGTGCGTGTGGTCCCCACCGATCTGATGACTATGGCCGTGATCGATGTCGACTTCGGCATCGATGGCAATCCCTTCGTCGGCGGACGGGCGCGACAGTCGGCCCACGATGCCGATCCCCTCGACCCATACTTCGGCATAGTCGTTGACAATGACGCTACTTTCCCAGTGTTCAACGGCCAGATATGCTTTGACGATGGCCCCGCGGTCCGGGTTGATGGTTACTTGTTTGAGGGACAGGACCCGGTTGTTCTCGTTGATCTGGGCGGCGGTCGCGTCGTCGGCGGCGTCATAGGCATAGTGGGGTTGTACTGCCGAATTGCCAGCGCCGATGGCGTCAAATTGCATGGCCAGGAAAGACGACCCGGCGGCGAAACGATACGCATAGGGCTTTTCTGTGAAGATCACGCGGGCCGGATCCGCGGACGGGTTAACCGAGTAAATGCCGGCCGGTGCAGGATAACCGCCGACCTTGACATTGCTAATAGACTGGACCGGCCCCCGGCCGATCAAAAACGTGTGATCGGCGACCAGTTGGACGACGTCGTCGCGGTCCAGGTGTTCGGCGGCCGTGGTGAGGTATCCGCGTTGAATCACATTGAACCGGGTCGCGGTCCGGGATCCGTAGCGGATCAGTTCTTCACCGATCTGGATCGTCCCCGCGGCCGAGAACCCCAGGGCGTCCAGGTCCTCGTTGACGTCGACGGTCAGGGTCCCGGTCAGGATCGATCCGCAAAGGGTCGCGGCCGGCGCCGTCCGGGCATACAGGGCCGGGACCCGGCCGACATTGCCGACGGGGACGTCGATCGGTTTGCCGACGTCGTCGGTTTCGGCGTTCGGCCAGTCAGCCGCGGACAACAACCCGCCGACAATGGCGTCCATATTGACGACGGCGGTCACCAGATCCAGGGAAACCAGGCGCCCGCGTTCGGAAAACTGGATCGGGTCGGCAACGACGAACCGGTCGATCAAAACCATGTCCGATTCGGAAAGACCGTCGAACCACTGATAAAGATCGACGACCACCCCTTCGGGGTCTTCCTTGAGAAAATAGTCGGAAAACGGGGCCGTCCCGCGGTTGAGAATGGATATGGACATCTGTCGGGCTTCAATGGTCACGTCGGCCGGATCCCGGGCGACGACGTCCTCCAGGGTCCCCCAGTCTTCGACCAGACCGGCCCAGTCGTTCGACAGGCCGTCGGCGGGCCCTAGGGCCCGGTCCGAGACGCGGACCGTCCCGGCGGTCGGGAAATGGAAAACGAGAAGTTGAACCGGGGCGCGGCCGGCCCGGGTCAATTCGTTTTCGAATGCTGTTGTCAAGTCGGTTCGCATGATTTCCCCGGTCTCCCGTCTTCAGGCATGGGGACCAATTCCTCAAACAGAAACCAATGATCAAAGTCATCGGCTAAGACATAATATTTATAGACGTTCCCGAGGAACCAGCCGCACCCGGCAACAACTCCCGATAAGCCCCATTTGGTTTCAACCTTGTCCCCGGGTGAAAAAGCAAAATTGACGGTAGCCACGCGGCCCCCTATACGATTTCAAGTTCGATGGTCCCCGAAAACCCGCTTTTCGTTTCCTGGAAATCGAATCCGTTGACCCACCGGACATCATGGTCGATCCCGTCCGCGTCGGAATAGACGAAAGCGTTCGCGGCCCCTTGGGAAACGTTTTCGAACCAGTTCGCCAGGGCCGCATATTCAGCCGCGGTCAGGTTGGAAAAGGAAACCGGCAAGGTTTCGATCATGGCCCCCAGGGTTTCGATTTCCAGGGTCCCGGCGGCGGTTCGATCCAGGACTTGCAATTGTTCGCGGGGCGTCCGGACCGGATAGTCCGGCCCCTTGTGAAACGTGATCACGTTCGCGCCCAGGGTGAAAACGGGATTCGGCATGGTTATTGTCTCGACGCGACCCGGTCGGCTTCGCTCGCAATGGCGACCGCGTCGGACCGGGTGATTTGAGAATTAAAGTTGTTGACGATGGTCGTCCCGGATCCGGATCCGGACCAGTTCCACAGATCGGATTCGGTTCCGGTGAATCCGGATCCCCCGCCAGCCGCGGCCAGGGCGGCGGCCCCGGGCGATGCCCCCCCGCCGGCCGACGCGATATTCGCGACCGCTTCTTCGTCGGACCAGACGTCCCCGGTTCCCAACAGGCCGAAGGGGATCGCGTTCAATTTTTCAATAAAAATGGCGAGTTTTGCCGTGGTCTCGCCGATCCATTTTGCCAAGTCGGCGAAAAGATTCGCGATAAAAGAAAAAATTTCGAAAACGGCTTTCCCGATGGCGAACACGCCGGACAGTTTTTCGGTCAACCCGCCCGACGAATTGGTCAAGGACTCGAACCAGTCAATTAACTTCGTGTCGATCAGTTCGTAATTGGCGGAAACCCAGTCGCGGAACATGTCGGCGATTTCGGCGATCGCGGGCGACGCGGCCCCGACGATACTCTCAACAACGCCCATGATCTGTTCGCCGACTTTGGCAAGGCTATCGTTGGCCGTCGCGACACTGGTCACCATGTCCTTTGACATGGTCATCCCCAGGGCGTCGGCTTCTTCTCTCATTTTTTGCAGGCCCGCGGCCCCGCCTTCCATCATTTGCAGAAGTGAAACCCCCCCACTGTCAAATAGTTTCATCGCCAGTCGCACCCGGCTTGCGGGGTCTTCAACTTTCGACAGGGCGTCGGCCAGGGCTTCGAATTGGGCTTCGGGCGCCAGTTGCGACAATTGGGCGGCGTCCATGTTGAGTTCTTCCAGGGCTTTGACGGCTTCGCCGGTCCCGTTCGCGGCTTCGGAGACGCGGCGGGTCATGCGTTGAAGTCCCATGGTAAAGGTTTGAAAGGTAACCCCGGACATGGTCGCGACGTGCCGGTATTGGGAAAGGGCTTCGGTCGACGCCCCAAGGCGGATATTTAATTTGTGGATCTTGTCGGCCGAGTCCATGGCGTTTTTGGCCATGATCGTGAACCCGCCGACGCCGGCCAGGGCGCCCAGGCCGGCGGTCAACGTGAAGACTTGACCGGTGACCGATTTAAGGCCCGACCGGACGGCCTTGAACGCGGCCGCGGTCTTGTCTTTGGCGATAATGGAGAAGCGGACGTTTTTTTCGGCCATTGGGCGGACTCCATTTCGAGATAGGCGGCCCAGGTTGAGAACTCGGCCGCGGTCATGTCGTCAATGTCTTCCAGGGTCTTTTTTAACCGGTCGGCCAGAATCAGGCGGAACCTAAAGACCCCGTCGGACTCGATTTTTTTTTAATCGACGCGATGTCCGGGTCGTCGTCGATCATGAGGGACCCGATTCGTTGAATCACGTCCGGGTCGACGCCATTCATCAACAACGGCTTGTCCTCAAGGGTGAACAGCGGATCGCCGGACGCGTCGCGGGCGTGTCGAATCAGGGTTTCGACAAGCAGTTTCAACCCGGACCCGTTCTTCCTTTCGAAGTCGATCAGGTATTGACGCTGTTTGACGGTCATCGGATGAAAATAAATCACCGTCGGCTTTCCGTCCGCGTCCCGCCATTGCGGGACGGTGATTTCTCGGGGGTCACGGCCTGAAAAATGGTTGCGGGCGCGGTCAATGACTCTCATGGATTCGCCGTCCTTTGTCACGGGTTGAGAACATTGTAACCCGTTGAAATGACAACATTGTCACGTTGTCACGGTTTGCAATCAAGTGTTGGTTAAGTGACCGTTGCTTCGGTCAGGGTGCCGTTGCCCTGGAACGTGACCGTCATGGGCGCGATCCCGTCTTCCGGGCTTTCGATGGTCCGTTCGGTGACAATCGCCGACCCGGAAAAATGGATCGCCCCGGACGCTTCGCCCCCGACGTACAGATCGACGGAAATCGTCGCCCCTTCCACGCAGGCCCCTTGGCCGGTCGTGTCGGTTTCGTCCCAATGACAATCAAGGGTCCCGTCCCAGGACTTCCAGGTCGGTTTAAATGTCTTCCAGTCGTCGCCCTTGGCCTTGTCTTCCACGACTTCGGCGTGAATGTTCAAAGCAAAGGCTTTGACTTCGGCGACCGCGTTCGCCCCGATCTTGATAATCCCTTCGTTTCCGGTATGGGTTGCCATGGTCTTTTCTCCTATAGCGGCGTATCAGGGGCCGCGGGGTTCGCGTGATAAACGATATCGAATTCCAGTCGCATAACGCCGGCAATATTGACGGCGTCGCCCGACAGGTCGACCGTTGTCGTCGTCAATTGGGTTTCCTTGACCCAGGCCGGGACGCCGGCCAGGACCAAGGCTTCGGCTTCGACCGCGATCGCGTCCAGGACATCGACAGCGGTCGCCCCCGTTGCATATCCTTCAACAACCAGGGACAGGACCCGCGACTGGTCCCCGTTTTTATTGAACGGGTCCAGGGCTTCGGCCGGCGTCGAAACCAGCAGGGCGGGCAGGGGATCGGATTCCAGGGGATGAACCCGGCCGGACTGGACGGTCTGGACCGTGGTCATATTCGCGGACAAGTGGGTTTTTAATGCGTCGCGGATCTGTTTCCGGCAATGATCGGCCATGGACTTATGCCTTGTTGAGTAAAATGTCGGTCATGCCGTTAAAATCGGGCTTGATTTCAACGGCGACATAATTGGACCCCTGATAGGCGAACGCGTCCCCGACGGCCAGTTCCGGGACATCGGCGTCGACCACCTGAAAAACGACGGATTCGGTCTGGATCCCGACGCCCCCGATTTCTGAAACATAGGTCCGATCAACGATTGCCTGGATCGTGCGGGCGGATCCGCCGGCCGGCGTGTAAGTCACGTCGAACCCGAATTTGTTTCGGACGGCGTTGTTCAGGCGATCGTAAGAAACGGCCATTATTTACTCTTCGCCGAAGCGGTCTTTTTTTTGGTCGCGTCCCGTTTAGATAATTTTGTCTCGGCTTCGGCTTCGCGGTTGACTGGCCCCGGTTCATCGACAATGGGAACGGCCTTTCCCATGTTGATCAGTTCGACGGCCTGGAATTCGGGGACTTCAACGACTTCCCCGACCCCGACCCGCCGTCCCCCGGCGACCGTCGCCCGGATGATTTCAACATTTCTCATAAGGTCCCCTTTACGAGTGCGGGGACCGGCGACCAGTGCGGCCCCGGTCCCCTGTTTGGTGAGGGTCATCAACGGCCCCCTATCGTTTAAGCCTTCGCGTCGGCTTTACGTTCCGTTAAGCGGTCAACGCGTCTTGCATGGCGGCGAAGGATTCGGGATGCCGGACCCCGACGTCGGCGTCTTGCAGGGCAACAACGCGGACGGTTCCGGACGTTGAATTCGTGTAAGGATCGACGGTCAAGTCGATGGTCCCCCACAGCCCATAGATCAGATCGGCCCAGTTGCCGAAGACGATCGCCGAACAGACGCCGGTCGATGTGCCTTTGTCCAGGTTAGACGGGACTTGATTTGAAACCCCGGCCCGGTAGCCGTTGAGCATCCCGAACCCGGCTTCGGGAGAATTCTCCCAGACGAAAAGACCAGTCCCGGACGCTTTTTCGGTTTGTTTCAAGGCCCCGCGGACCTTTGCGTTCGACAAATAGGCCAGGGCGCCGACGTCGGCGTTGTCAACACTGACTTCGGTTTCCAGGTCGACTACATGGGACCATGCCGGTGCAAGGCCGTTGGTCCCCCCGGCCACGTCGCCGATCCCGGTCGTGGACAGGATCCCGGTCGGTTGGTTGCTTGCTCCGGATCCGGCGATCCCCGCGGCGTCCAGGGCAAGGGCCAGGGTTCGGGCAAGGTCCCCGCGGACGAATGCTTCAACGCCGATAGACGATTGCTTCAACAGCTTGCGGGAAATGTCGGTGAACGCCCCGCAGGTCTTCGGGGTCAAGGCCAGTTGCGCGAGAACCGGCGTCGACTCGGTCGGCGCCCCGGATTCGGCAACCCAGTAGGCCGTCGCCCCGCCGGTCTGTTTCGGGATCGCCACGTCCCCGACAAGGCCGGGAAGGGTGATCGCCCCCAGGGTGCGGGTCAGCATACGGTTGGCAAGCAATTCGATGAAATTTGCGGCGAGAAGATCGGTCGCCACCAGATACCCGCCGGACGCGTCGGTCCCGACGACCATGTCCCGTTTAAGGACTTCCAGGGGAACAAGGATCCCTTGGGCAGTGCGTTTCATCTGGTCGGCAACGGCCTTGCTACATTCGAACTCAAAGGCCGCGGCTTCTTGGGCGGCCCGGTCGGACGGGTTGGCCAGGGCGTTCAAGGCCCGCAGGAAAGAAAATTGACGGGTTTCGTTGTCGGTCAACCCGACGTCGGCCCCGCGGTTAACGGGTTGATACCCGCGTTCGTTGAGTTTTTCCAGGACAAAGGCCCGGAAATCGTCGACGGTCGTTCCTTCGCCGATGGCGGTCATGGCTTCGGTCCGAAAACCGTGCGTTTCGCCCAGGGCGATGATCTCGGAAACGCGGGCTTTTTCCGCGGACCGGGTTTCGGCCTGGATTTTCTCCACGTCAACGGCCGGGGCGGCGGGTTGACGGGTTTCGGTCGTGGTTTCGATGGTCTCGGGCATGGGTTCCCCCTTTGTTGCGGCGGCCGGGTCCGGATCCGGATCCGTGGACCGTCGTTCGATAATGGTTTCAACGTCGGGATAGTTGCGGGCCGATTTCTCCCGCCCGACCCCGACGGATTCGTCGGCCGGAACGGCGACCAGGGACACTTCCAAGGGTTTCCACAGGGTCGCCCGATAGGTCCGCCCTTCGTCGTCGTCTTCTTCTTCCAGTCGCAATTTTAAAATGTTGTACCCGACGGAAACGTTCGTCCGGACGCCGTCCTTGACGTCGGCGAATATCTCTTCGGCAAAGTTCGATTTTCCGAATCGAACGACGGCCCGCCCTTTGCGGTCCGTCCCGATTGTCGCGGATTCAACGACCCCGACCAAATCGCTTGACCAATGCCCGACAAGAAGCGGGGCGCGACCGGATCCCAGGAAGGACAGGTCGACTTCTCCTTTGCCGTGACCAAGGATTTCTTTGCCGAACCATCGGTCGACGGGGTCTTCGGATGAAAAAGAGAGTTCGACCGTTCGCTTTTCTTCGTCGATCGATCGAACATTGATTGCAAAGTTGCGGGTCAAAAACCCGGTTTTCAGGGTTTCGGTCATTTTTCCCCCTTGTCGTCTTCCAGGATCGGCAACCGGGAATTGTGTTTCTCGGCCAGTTCAAGGGCGATCTGGTTGTCGATCAAAATGTCTTCCACGTCGACGCCGGATTCCCCGACGACGGATTGCAAGGACCGCAGACGTTTTTCAATCGCCTTGACGGCTGCATTGACTTCTTTTAGCGGGTCGATCCAGGACCACCCGCGGGGCCGCCAGACGGGCGCATTAAACTTGGCCAGTTTTCCCAGGGGCAGGGGGACGGCCTGGACGGTCAAGGCCATTTCCAGCCAGTTGCGATGGACAGTGTCGATAAAGTGTTGAATCAACCATGTTTGCAGGGTTCGGAAGTAGTCGCGTTCGTCTAATGACCCTTGACGGATCGACGAATAAGAGACGCCCCGCAGATCGTTTGAAAGGCCGACATAGGAGACGCCCAGGCCCGACGATGCCCCACGGAGAACGGCCAGGACAAAGGGTTCATAGGCCGAGACCGGATGTTCCGGATCCCATGACTTGAATTCAGTCCCGGCCGGCAACCGGTCGAAGGTCCCGGGTTCGGCTTCGGTGATCGGGTCCCACCCTTCCAGGTCGTCGCCCGCGTAGTCGTCGGACTCGGGTTCGACATACCACCCCATTTTTGACGCCCCGACGCGGCTTGCGATCAATTCCGTCATTTCATAGCCGGACAACATTTTAAGGCGTTTCAACGACTGGGCGGTCCATGGGTAACCGCGGCCTTGTGCGGCCCGGTGCGGCACATACCCATGGATAATCTCTTCCGCGGAAACGGCGTCGCGGCGGGCCGGCTTGAAATCGACGGACAAGGCGTTCGGGTGCTGGTTGAGAAGATGGAAAAAGATCGGCCGGTCGAATTCGTTGTACTGGATCCCCAGGCGGACCGGCCCGCCTTTGTGTTGCGGGTCGTTGAAGGTCTCGTCCAGCATGTCCACATCGATGAATTCCAGGGCAAAACCATATTTGTTGACGTTCGGCCGGCGGATCATGCGGACCAGACATTCCCCGTCGCGGGCAACCGTTTCGATGAACAGATTCGCGGCGTCGATCCAGGACATCCGGCCGTCGACCGTACAGTTGCCCAGGCGCCCCCAGTCGGTCCAGGCGTTTTCAATGAGTTGATTCGCGACCGTGTCAAGGCGGCCGTTGTTCTCCCGGGCGCGGTTTTGAAACCCGATCCCGTTCGGGCCGACGACGTTCGTTCGCAGCATGGAAAGAAAGCGTTTCACATAATCGTCGTTGATCGCCAGATCCCGGGAACGGGCGCGAAGGGTGCGAAGGGCGATATAAAGTTCCGCGTCGGCCGATCGGTTGGTAACCGTCCAATTTTGGAAAAACCGGTCGGTCTTTGCGGCGGCGAACCCCCGGCGGCCGGCGGCCCGGCGGGCGGGTTTTTTCTTCTTGAATAGGGCGTCGAATATTTTCATTAATCAGTAAAAGAAATTTTGATTTTTGACCCCGTTGACTTCCCGCGTTGCCGGCGGTTTTTGCGTTGCCAGACGTTGCAAGCGGTTTTCGCTCGGTTTAAGGCGTCCATCATTTCCGTGTGTGACATTTCGGAGATCTGCCGGCCCCCGACAGCTAAGGACGTCTGGCTTTCCGTCGCCCGCATTTCTAAAACGGCCTGGATCGCGTCGCGGACCTTGAAACAAGGGGGCAGGGCGTCGGCCCCGTCGGTCGCGGCGATTGGATCGACCCCAATTTCGACGATGCCTTCTTCGATTTGGTAGCGGTTGCCGTCCTTGGTCACAAAAGTAGAAAACTTATACAGCCCGACTGGCCAGTCGACGGTATCAGCCGACCCCAGGGCAACGACGTGGTTGTCCCCGTCCGCTGATCCGGCGAAGATGATCTGTTTGCCGTCTTTGATCAGGGCATAGGACAGGACCCACCCGTCCGACGCCGGGGCGCCCGGGATAGTGCGCTTCCAGGAAACGGCGTCGCCGGCCGTGATAGAGTCGGGAATATCGGCGAGAACGAGTTCAACCATGGGAAACCGTCCTTTGTGAAAATCGGATCGATTAATCCCTAATTATCATGGGGTTTTGCTGTTCTCTCTTCTCGGCCTTGCATGGCCAGGAATAGCCAGGGACGGCCAGAAAAAGGATATTGACAGGGAAAAGGCCGGCCCCGGGCTTCGGCCCGGGGCCGGGCATGATCAGACGAAAACAGAAGGGGGGAGAACATGCGGGGACGATTGCCGACGCCATAGATGCAACGTGAATGGATGGTTGTTGATATATTCCGACGATTTCGGGAAATAATGGACGACGGTTTCGTCGTCTTCCCAGAACAGGGTTTTAATGTGTTTCAGTTCGTCGAATGTTGGGCAACGGCCTTTCAGGCTTACCGAAACATGGTCCCACCCGTACCCTAACGACGCAATGACAAACAGATCGCGGCCCCGGTGACGGATCACGAAAGCCCCGTTGAACCCGTCGGTCCGATCGCTTCGCAAGGGTCCCGACCGGATCCGGCCCGTTTCGACAGACTTCGGAACGTGCTGTCTCATAACGGCCCCGGATCGTCGTCGGGGTCGGTCCGGTCCCGGCAATCCGCAATCGGGCAACCGGCCGGGGCGGCAAGGATCGCGACCGACAGTTCCGCGGCCGTGAACCCGTCATCCCCATATGACAGATCGGCAACGGCGGCCGAATAAACGACAATTCCACGAACATAAATTTGATTCCCGTCCGCTTCCACCAAATGGGTTGAATCACCGAACAATTGCCCGCCGATGTCTTCCAGCATGTTCCGCCGGACGGCTTTGTTCAAGGCGATAAACCGCGATGCCATAGGCAAGGCCAAACTTTCCCCATACATTTCACAGGCAACAGTTGCGGCCAATTTAAAAATCAGTGTAGCCCGGCAGTCGTCCGGGATAGCCGGATTTCCGTCGATATCATTAGAAACGGGTTGACAGGCTTGATAGAACGTGACGAACAGGTCCGGACAGACTTGCGGAACAGCTAACGGTCTCGCGGCCGTGGACGTCTGGGCGTTGGTCTCGGTTCGGTTGTTGTTGGTCATGCGGCCCCCTTGTTATAGTCAACGTGGTTGCGTTCGGCGAATTCCAACAGGTCGGCCAATATGTAATAAATCCGCCGGCCGACGCGGACGAACGGCGGCCCGATGCCTTTCCCCCGCCATACCTTGAGCGTAATCGGGGCGAACCCCAGGACTTTCGACGCTTGTTCCGTGGTCAGTCGTTCGCCGTTGATTTTTTCTTTCATCTTCTCCATTGATCTCCTTTCATGCGTTAGATGCAAACCAGATAGCAAAGGCCATGGCTACAGTTAACGGCCGGCCCGGGGCGGCCGGCGACGCGGTTTCCGTCGGTGTTTGCTGGCGATGCCCCGCGACCATGATTCGATGTCGTCGGGCAAAGCCCGCCACCGACCGCGGTATTTGAACGCGGGGAAACCTTCGTTTTTGACTAAATCGGGGATGTCGTGTCGATTGATCCCGATCGCCGACGCGATGGTCGCCCCGCCGGTCAACCATGGTCCCGACCGGCGGTTGTTGGTGCTAAATGTCATGGATGAAACCCCCTTTCCGTCGTCTGGGTTTCCGCCCACGGGAAGGTCGGGGCGGTTTTTGCTCCGGGTCCGGCGTCTTCTCGGCTTCTGCCGGCGGCCGGGAGCCGTTGGTCTCGGCCAGGGCGTCGACCCGGCGGTTCAAATTCTTTGCCAGACCGTCCCAGTTCGGCGACGCCAATTCACAAGCGGCCAGGGCCAGGACGCGGCAGTCAAGTTGCTCATTTCGGGCGCGTACTTTCCGGTAATAGTAGGTCGGGACTCCCTTGACCATTTTGGTGTAACGCTGTTCGGCGGTCAGGCCGTCGAAGTAGTCATCCCCGTAATGGTCCGGGAAATGGCAGAAACCCGGCCCCGGCTTGTTTACCCGCAGATAGGCGAATATTTTGTCCTTGGCCCCGATCGTGGCAATATTAAACAGTTTCAACCCACGTTTATATTTTTGTTTTGACAGTTTAACGAGTTGGTTGCCGGCCGTGGCTTGTCCCTTGGTTGCATAAACTCGCCGGGATTGTCGCGGATAGGTGAACCGATAGACTTCCCCGGTCGCGAACCCCGAGTCGATAAACGTCGTGTGAACCCGCATGGGTAGACCGTCGGCCCGGATGAACCGGCGTTGCAATTGTTCGTCGAAAAGTTTCCAGGTTTCCGGGAAGTGCGGGTCCCCTGGAATCACGACATAATCCAGGGACCAGGATTCGAACCCGCGACCCCAGGCGACGAACTCGGCTTCGATCCGGTCTTTCTGGCAGTCGCCCCCGACGGTGATCAGCAGGGCGCCCGGGTCCAGTTCGTCCGGGAAGTCTTCGCGGTTTTTCTTCAGGGTCTTGACTTCGATCGCTTCCCCGCGGTCTTCCCAGGTTTCCCCTAAAACCGTATTGATGAAAACCCGCAACAACGCGGGGTCGTCCTTCGCTTCCAGGAATTCCGCGGCGATCGCCGTCCACGTCGTTTTTGGTGAATAAGAATAAGCGGCCCATATATGGAAACCGGCGTTTCCGTTGAACGGGGCGCCCGCGATCCATTGGCCCCGGTCGATCATGTCGAACTTGTCTTTTTCGTCGATCGGTTGATTGCATGACCGGCAAAGGAAATGGGCGCGACGCGGATCCTTTTCCGGGATGATAAAATTTTTCCACTTGAGAATTTGGCCGGCCCCGCAAGTCGGACACGGGACATGATAACGACGTTGATCGGACAAAAGAAAATGGCGTTCGGTGCGCGAGAAGTGTTTCAACGTCGGGGTCCCGCCGATCACAATCAACCGGTTCCAGAACGTTTCCGTCCGGCGGGTCCCTAATTTGATTTGATCCCCTTCGACGCCGGCCGACGCGGGATAGGCGTCGACTTCGTCAAAATACACGATCCGGACCGTCAACCGACGGAACCCGCGGGCCGAATTCGCCCCGACCAGGACCAGGAATCCCCCGGGAAAGACTTTCCGTAAAATCGTGTTATTCGAATCCCGGGTTTTTGAATCCGCGACCAGGGCGCCTATTGCCGGTGTATCGCGGATCATGGGCGCGATCTCTTCTTTGCTGTATCCTTCCGCGTCTTCAACCGTCGGCTGAACGGCCATTTGTGGACAAGGATCGTATTGGATATGATACCCGATCGAATGGTTGATGATCTTCGTATAACCGACGCGGGTCGATTTCATGACCGTGACCGTCTCGTTCGACGGGTCGGTCATGGCGTCCATGATCCCGACTTGATAGGGATAGGCCCGCCACTTCCCGGAAACCGCGGCCGATTCGGTCGACAAATAGGCGTAATGTTCGGCCCATTGGGACAATGACAGGACCGGCGGCGGTTTCAGGTATGCGGCAAAGGCTTTGCTGAAGAGCATTGGCCCGGTTGCCCGTGTTTAGATTTCGGCGTCGGTCGCGGTCGACATGCCCGCGGCTTCTCGCCACCGGATAACCTCTTCGTGCGACATGAACCGACAAAGCATATAACCATCATGGACGGCCAGTTGCCCGAAGATGGCCCCCGGCCGGCCGTGCTTCCATGCCTTCGTGGCTTTGTCGTTCAACCGGCTTAATGCCGATATTTGGTCCCGTGTGAGTTTTACTTTTATCAAGGGTCTTCTCCTTCCCTTAAAACTCTATTTTTTCTATTTCCTTCGCCATGTCCGACAAAACGGTCTTAAATTCGCGTTGCAACAGGCGGGCGACTTCTCCCGGGGCCGATAGGCCGGCGACCGTCGGCGCCACTTTGGCGGGGATCGCTTCGACCCCGGTCCGGATAATGGTCGCGATCTTTGCGGCCGCGGCTTCGACCCGGGTTTTCTGGACAAGGTCCCCGCGTTGCCGTTTTAAGTCCAGTTCAAGCAACGCAGCCCGGGCGACTTTTTCCCGCCTTGCGGCTTCGGCGAAGGAAATCAATTCGCCGGTCAGGGATTGATCAGGGGCCGGGTCGTCGACCATGGGGACGACCGGATCCGGCGCCGACTTCGATCGGGCCGGGTTTTCGAACATGGCCAGGACGGCGTCCGCCTTGTCCGGGTTGATCAGATATTTCCGGCCGACTTTTTTATAGGCCCCGTCGAGTTTGCCTTGGCGGATCAGTTTCGCGACCATGGGTTGACTGATCCCGCGGCGTTTCGCGTATTCGCTTTGACTTAATTTGAACCCGTTCCCTTTGCCCATGTTCGCCCGCCATTATAACCAGGGGCCGCAACTGTTATAACCGATCCCCTCGCCCCCCTTGTTCGGGGGCCGGCCCGCCCGGAACCCCCGAAAAGTCGGGAAAACCGGCGGAAACCGGAAAAAAAAGCCATTTTTGGAAAACGCCATTTTCCGGGACCCTCGAAAAGCCCTGTATTTATAACCTTATTTTGGGGTCAATGCCTGGACACCTATCGAGGTTGCGCGTTTACC